AGAAGGCAGCAAGGTAGTTATTATTGGTCATCCGTGGGGACTCACATGGACAGTTTCCGAAGGTATTATGTCTTCCAAAAATCGTCGCGTAGGATCAAATCCAAAGTATGTAGATCAAGTTGATGCTAAAATTTTTCAAGGCAACTCAGGAGGTCCTGTCTTCAATGAACAAGGGGAAGTTATCTGTGTTAGCGAATTGATGTTTGAAGGAAAAGGTGGATCATATGGTTTCTGTATTCCTTCTGTTCTGCTCAAGAAAGTCCTTGGTGATTTCCAATTATTCGGTGAAGTTAGATGGAGAGCAATGAATGTAAGTATTGGGTTGACAGATGATGGGAACTATGCTATAGTAAATTCAATTGATGAGAATGGTGCTGCTGATAAGGCAGGAATCAAAGTTGGTGATAAGATACTGGAAATTTATACACCAAACAATCATCCAACTGGTTTGAAAATTACCGATGTTAATAGTTTGGTTTCCGAAATGGCCACAATAAGTGGTGCTGACGAAAAGATCAAAGTTCTAATTGAAAGAAATGGTGAAAAGCAAATGATTGATGTGATTACAAACTACAAACTATCAAAAGAATATGAACCGGACAAGAGCAAGTAAATGCCACCATCAAAAGATGAAGTTCTTACGTTTTCTCTCGGTGTTGAGAAACTTGCAAAGAAAAAGAATATGACTTACATGGATGCAGTAATTGAACATTGTAGTCAAATTGGACTAGAAGTGGAACTATCTGCAAAGCTTATTTCAGGAGCATTGAAGGCAAAGATTCAAGTTGAAGCGGAAGAACTACACTTCTTACCTAAATCAAATACAGCCAAACTTCCTATATGATTGGACTTAAAGGCCCACCTGAATGGTGGAAAACGATTGATGCACTTCGTTATTATGAGAGAGATATGACAGACACACAGACAAATACATTTGATCACTACGAAACACAGAAGATTCTTGATATGAAGAATAAGGCTCGAATTCATTTCGAGAGTCTTCGTCTAAACGATATCTTCAAGAACAATGTTGTAATTGCCGGCGGCTGCTTCACTTCATGGTATCATGGTGAGCATCCGAAAGACTATGATATCTTTGTGATCGGTGATACTCAAGAACAGGTTAAAGTGAAGAATGTTCTTGAGTATATGTTGGTTGGACTTATTGACGTTACGGAAGACTACAAGCGCGACAACGACAAGATTATCGGTGTGTGGCAAGACAAGAATCAGAATCAAGTCATATACACAAATTATAAGACTCGCGAAGAGTTGATTCAGCATTTTGATTTTACTCACTGCATGGTATCCTACTATGCGGACAAGATTCATCTCACGCGCAAGACCTTCGATGCTATTGTGAAGAAGCATCTTATTCCTAATCAGAAGAGCCGTATTGCTGAGTGGCGTGTAGAGAAGTTTAAGTCTCGTGGTTTTACTTTTCCAGAAACTATTTCAACTCCTCATTATAACCAGCAGCGGATATATCCTACGTATCTAAACAGTTTAAACCCGTACAAGAATGGTATGGCACGTGTCAACCCTATGCGGTCTGCACCATTGCATGACGATCTGGATGATGTGAGTCCGTTTTGAAGTTAACAGGGTACGAAACATACTGCACGTACCTTGCCCTTAAGAACCACTTCACGAAGCCTTCTTATGACTTCTTTAAGTATAATGGCAAGGTGCATGTGAGTAAGGAATCATTTCTCGCTAGAAGAGATAGATTTCAATTTGAGAAGTTTGCAAGAAGACATGAAGATCCAAAAACATTCATGCTTGCAAACTTCCTACAAGATAGGACATGGATTGGTGAGTTCCTAGATGATGAAGCTGCGGACACGTTCATGCAGTATGTGAGGACAATCCAGTCCATGTCCTACACGTTCGCAAACGATCTGGATAAAATGGAAGATATTCGTGATTACTTCAAGATGAAGGACAACGAATATCCATTGATAGTCACACTGCTTATGAATGGTCAAATGACGATTCAATCATTCGTGATACTCGACCATTTTATCCAGTTCTCTACCAAATTTGATGCTAAGATGCCAGATGATTATATCTGGTCTAAGATTAGCTTCAAAGCCAAGAAGTATAAGCCCTTCTTGTTTCAAGACCTTGATCAAAAAAAGTTCAAGGACATATTAAAAAGACGCCTTACGGCACATATATATACTTGACAGGGAAAGAAAATCCTGTTATTATATACATCTTATACAACGCGATACATCGCATACATGGAGAACATACAATGTCAAACTTTGCATCCCTCAAGAAGTCTTCCACTGATCTCAGCCGTCTCACTAAGGAAATCGAAAAGATCAATGCACCCGCTGAAGGCGGTAGCAATGATACTCGGTTCTGGACGCCTGAAGTAGATAAGGCTGGCAACGGCTACGCTGTTATCAGGTTCTTGCCTTCGCCTGCCATCGACGGTGATGACGCACTTCCTTGGGTTCGCATTTTCAATCATGGTTTCAAGGGTCCTACTGGTAAGTGGTACATTGAAAACTCACTCACGACTATTGCACAGAAGGATCCTGTGTCTGAGTATAACACTCAGCTTTGGAATTCTACCACTGACGATATGTCGCCCGCACGTAAGCAGGTGCGCGAACAAAAGCGCCGTTTGACTTACATTGCCAACATCATGGTCATTACTGACCCTAAGAACCCTGAGAACGAGGGTCAGGTCAGACTGTACAAGTTCGGTAAGAAGATTTTTGATAAGATCACTCTTGCTATGAATCCGCAGTATGAAGACGAGAAGCCGATGAACCCGTTCGATCTTTGGAACGGTGCCAACTTCAAGATCAAGATTCGTCAGGTTGAGGGTTATCGTAACTACGACCTCTCTGCATTCGACAATCCTGCGGCACTCTCTGACGATGATGCCAAACTTGAGAAGATTTGGAAAGGTGAATACTCTCTGAAGGAGTTTACTGATCCGAAGAACTTCAAGAGCTACGACGAACTCAAGACCAAGCTAAACATGGTGTTGGGAATTGAAGGCAATGCTTATCAGGCGCGCGAGCCTGCTAGTATTTCTGGACTGACACAGAAGCCTTCGTTCGAACCTGCAAAGCCTCGCGCGTCTGTTGCTGATTCAGTACCTTTTGATACTGAGGAAGATGAAGACATGAAGTACTTCAAGGGTCTTGCTGACGAGTAATAATTCAGCAGTCTAACATGATAGGAAAGGGAGCAGTTTTGCTCCCTTTTTCTTTAGCTAACGTTGCCGTAGTTCATTCGATCTCGCGATAATCCATATGCCCTATGAAGTGATGCATGGATCTCATTAAACGCATTAGTGCCAGGTATATTGCCGATGTTACCAGCAGCTTGTGAATTTTGAATTGGTGATGACATACCACCCTGAATTGGATCACGCTCTTCAGGTCTTGCTTTCTTTGCAGCAGGATCAGTAGGTGAATCAATATTTGTCTGCTCGTCATACTTCTGAATTAGATCATCAGCTTTGCGTGTGACATTAGACTTGACTTGAAGTCCACCGCCTTTTGCATCTATACCATCTTGCAATTCACCATTATTAATCTCAGCTTTCACATCTCCACTATTCTTGTCGACCACTTGTAGATTGTCTTTCTGGTCGATGTAACCACCTTGTGCCATTTGTTGAGCTGGCACTTCCGCAGCTTGTTCAGGAACAGCAGTTGGTTGTTCTGGTTCTGTTGTAGTCTCTGTGTCGGTTGCAAGAGGAACAGGTGCTGCATCAGTTTCCACTGCGCCAGCATCGTTTGTCTGAATATGCTCATTAGGTGTAGGATTAACCTGATCATATCTCTGTGTGTTTGTAAGCTTATCTAAATGATCTGCTCTTTGTTCAGGAGTCATCTGAGAAATTTGTTGCATTTGATTCAAGAACTCTTGACCCTCTTGCGTATTTTGTAATGACGCTGAAGATGAATTTCCTGGTCCATTCGAATATCCCCAGAAAGACATTTCTCTGGTATCATCACCTGCCTGTAAGTGTGCAGATGTATTATTCATTGTATACCCTAATGCCATACCTGTATCGTTAGCTGCCGTCAGTCTTGCAGCTTGATACATTTCCTGCTTAATGTCTTTAGGTAACTGAGCCAGTGTAATTGCTCTACCTTCTTGATCAAACGCTGCCATATCGATAGCGTAGTTCTTATCACGACCACTACCGTGATTTGCTGAGTGATCGTTACCACCTCCGCCATTAGCGATACGTGGAGCATAACCGTACTTACGTAATACCTTTGCGGCAGCATCAGCAGCAATAAGAGTTTCACGACTGACCTTATCTGTGTCCCAATCAAGAATGCCAGTAGACATGGTACGATTGTTACGATCATGATCCAGATTCTGACCAAACACAGGGTCAATTTCATTCCAGATAGGACTATCTCTGCCCACATCTTCGGAATAGTTCTGACGAAGATTGTTATAACGTTCAGTCAGTGAGTTTTCAGGAATGATATTTGTGGATGATACAGGTTGCTGTGATGCAGTCTCACCGACAGCAGCAGGTGTTTCTTTAGACATTCTATTGATTTCATCAATATTGCCTACAGTGTTTAAGTTTTCATAGAACTGAGTTGCATCAGCTCCTGAAAGTGTTGCAGCATATTCAGCAACTTTTGGATCTAGACCTTCTACTGATCCAATTGTTTCTGGTGTAATACGTGCTGTAGGTTCAGGTCCTGTTGTAGTGCCGTCTGTAATAAGATCAGTGGGTGCTGCATCTGTCCCATCTTGAATGTGAGTGTTTTCTGTAGGATCAGCAGTGTCATATGCTTCTAGAGCCTGCTGTGCATATCTATTTCGCGCATCATAGTGTTTTGCATCATCTGCGGCTTTTTCAAACGTTTGCTCAAACACTTTAGTTGCCTGCTCTGTATCGGTAGTGTTTCTGACAGCTTCTAACGCGCTTTTATGTGTGGTAAGTAATTCTTGCTTCAGAAAGCCATAATTAGCTTCTGGATCAGTTGCTTCTAAACCATTATCTACGAGATACTTTTCAAATGCAACGCGACGAACACCAGTCCATTGTGCCCATCCTAAACCACCGCGACCTGCACGAGGTTTAAGTTCTTGAATGCCTGCTTGAAGACCAGCAGACTCATGTCCTAAATTTCCAACAATACCTGCTGCCTGTTCGCGTGTTACTCCAAAATCAGACATTAATCGACGCATGATACCTGGAGCTTGGGTCGAGAATGAACCAGGCACCATAGGATTACGCTTTACATTAGCAGCTTGAGCAATACGTTGAGCAAGTGTTAATGGTACAGGCTCAGCTGGTGCTACATTGTTTCGTTTACCACTACCACCTGATCCACCACCCATATTAGTGCCACCAGATACAGCACTCGACATACCTGCAATTGTTGGTACTGTTTCCTGATAATACTTTGGAAATAATCGCGCAATTTCAGTAGGTGACATATTACCAAATATGCTATTTCCAAGAGGAGAGCCAGCTAGTGTAACTCTCTCTTGGATTGGAATAGAACGGAGCTGTGAAAAGTCCACAGTTAGGTTTTGAAATTTATTGTTCATCTATTCGATCTTCTTCTAGCGGTTGCTGCTGCGGCTTGATCACGGGATTTCTCGTTTTGCTCTTTAATGTGTTCCTTAAGCATATCGATATACAAATATCTTTCCCAAGGTATCATACTCTCTAAGTCTTGTAGCGAGTATTTGTGGTGTTGCATTAACGCGAAATTCGTCTTGTAAAAATTACCAAGATTATTGTAACCAAGCATTAGCGAAAAAAACTTGTAAAGTCTTTATATTCGATATGGTGTTTCGTGCCACATTTAGGACATTCATGATCTGCAACCACAACGAATGAGGGTAATGTATTAATAAATGCATCCAATTTCTTGAATTGTT